AAGACCCACGGCGTTTAGACCGTGGGTCTCTTTTGGCGGCTAACGCCGCTTTTTAAAAAGAAATTTTTTGTTTTTAGAGTTTATCAATGAGCTTCTTAAGAAGAACAAAGAAGGGAAACATTACAGCCGTAAGACAAATTATCATGATAATACTTTCCATATAAACTCCTTTCAATTTCCTCTAAAAGTACCACCAAACATACGTACAAACTGTTCCGCAAGCTGACCAGCAATAGAGGAAATCTCACCATTACCATAAGTAGACTTGATATCCCATTGAGTATCAGAACCATACTTAGAAGCTTCATAGGACTTATCTGCTCCATACTTAGTACCGGACAAATGTTGATCTGCAGAATACCGAGTTGCGGCAGAGTTTACCGAAGAACCAAAGATAGACGCTAAAGCGGCCTGACCAGCGGCATACCGAGTAGCAGAAGAACTCATAGCGGCGGCGTCACGGGTAGCACCGGCATGAATGCCAGCTTGCTTAATACCAGCGGCGGCAGAAATCTGAGCAACAATATGCTCCATAGCGGTGTACTTGTCTGCAACGGCTTCCTGAGTACGTGCGTTTATATTTGCACTCTGTAACGCCGTCTGAGCACTCAAGATGCTTCCAAGCAGGTTAGCTATAGCTCCACTCGTGGAAGTGTCTGCATCGGCCTTAGAACCGCTCCCAAGGGACGAAGAAGCGGTTGCACCAGAACCAACGGAGGCTCCATTGCCATTCATAGCTGATAGAACAGGATTCAGGCCAGCGGCCATAAGGTCACGAACTTCTCTTTGATGGGCAGTATTGGACATCATTTCTTGCCACTGACGATTTTTAGCGGCCTCGGCGGAATTAAACTGCATCTGTCTAGCGGTCATAGCTTCTGTCCAATCTCGTTGCACTTTGGCTTGTTCTGCATTAAAAGCACTATTAGCTTGTGCAATACCTTTCAAACTTGAAATCTGATCAGCGGCACGATTAACAGCCGGAGCAACTCCGACACCATCCATATCATAAGCCGAAGTAGTAGTACCAAATGCCATTATAACAACTCCTTTCAGAAAAAACAAGAGGGGGCAAAAGCCCCCTCTATAAATCAGTGATGATCAATCAGGCCGGGGACGCTATACATGGGCATAGGCCGGGTACAATAGTTCTTCACGTAGATATCAGCGAAAAACTGATTAGATACACTACTTGACACAGCCAAAACACGATCAAGGTTAGATTTATCCTCTTTAATCCATGCGTCCGAAAGAGTAGGCAACTGCTTGTAATCATCAGCCAAGTGCCAAACATCAAGGCTTTGAGCATACGCAGACCTCATTTCACCTGTAACCATATTGGGCTTGTAACGGTATTCGGCCCATGCTTCTTGATAGCCGAAAACCTCATTATCCTTGTCATTGCCTTGAGCAAAGATTTCCTTGTTCTTAATAGCCTGTTCACCAATGTTAGCGAAAACAGGCCAATAATAGTCAAACTTATCCTTGCGAGACCACAGGCGATTAAGGCCCTGCTGATAGGTGTGGTCATAACGAGCAACCATAACGCCGATGATGAAACCATGCTCAGTGAAAGACTTCGTGAAATCGGAGTGTTTATCCGTAGTTAGAGACTGACCGACAACAGTACCTTGCGGAGTACCAGAAGAATCAGTACCGGACTGTTGCACAATCTGATTCACATTGATGGGAACACGATTACCACCAAGATATTCCGGTCTCTGCAAACGAGCATCGGGAGACGTCACGCCAAAGAAAGAACGTACAACCTCAGTATAACGAGAACCACCACGTGCCTGCTGTTCATAGAATTTCTGAATCTGGAAAGCAAGTCGCAACTGATTAATAGTAGCGGAAGCAGCATTACCATCGGCAACAGCCCAAAGGTTAGCTGGGGCAATATCCCAACCTGCGCTAACACCTTCCGAAACAGTCATAGAACCGGAAAAATACTTAGAATCAAAGCCACCGCTACGAGGTTTTTGACCAACAGCAATACCCAAACCGTCAAGCAAAGAAAAACCCGAACCATCTAATTTTTGCCAAGCAACAGAAGCCTTAGACTTACTAGAATCGACATATTGATCAAGAGAGACAACCGGATAACTACCGGCCTGTGCAACAGGAATCGTTACATCCGGACCCTTCTGCGGAGAGGGAAGAGCGGAAGTAAAATAATCATGATACTTAGAAGCCACAAAAGGCTTACCGCCTTTAGCGACATCTGTCACAAGTGTACCAGTGTTCACACCTGCGACCGTAGAATCATCAGTCGGAACAACAAGAGGGTCTTGAAGATTCTGGTCACGGAACCACTGGTTCATAATTAAGGCATAGGCACGGAAGGGCAGAGCAGACACAGAGAGACCAGCAACGCCAGTTGGGATACCAAAATAATCAGCAAGAGTTCCAACATTCCATCCTGTATCAGCTGGACTTGTAATTTGGGGCATCGTGTACTCAGTTTCCGGAATCCATGCAGATTCAGTATTTTCACCACAGAACTCCTTCCAGTGATCCCAAACAAGCCGGTTGGGGACAAAGAAATAGTAGGTATCCAGATAAACGTTGTCCATCATAGGGGTGAGCAACGTCTGCATGCGGACAACCTTGGACGTATCGACGGAGAACGTATCGCCGGGAAGAACTTCGTCGAGGAAAAAAGGGACTACATCACCGGCATTAAACGAAGTCTTGATAGAAGCAGAACGGTCAAAGCGAGACCGGGAAATATCTACATGCGGAGCAAGACTGAAATGGGATTCGGTATTTCTGTTCATACTTTCGTAACCTCCTTAATTTCCGGCTTAATCTCAACCGGAGGGATAGCAGGGTTAGGCTCAACAACAGACTCTTTCTTAATTCCAAGCCGATCGAGGAAATCAGGCTCAGCAGAAGCGGCGAGAAATTCCGTAAAGCTGTTGCCGAACTTCTCACGGGTCTCCACAGGCAGAGCCATAAACTGACGTTCCATTTCATTCATGTGGTTAAGGGCCTCGGCATAAGTCTTAGGGAAGTCGAGGAAATCACCATAAAAGCCCTGCTTCTTAGAGAGAGCGTCAACATCACCATTTTGATAGCGTTTCATAAGGACATGGATATCACAGCTTTCAGCGTGGGACTGGATGAAGTCGTAAATATTCTCACGTCCAGACTCTTCGAGAACAACACGGCCTTTTTCATCGTAGTAACCAGCATAAGTAATATGCTCCGGGCTACCGGGGTCAGAAAAGATGCGATCACGAGCATCATACTGAGTTTTGAACTGCATGTAATCACTCCTTTACAAGACACTGGGAAGCATCACAAAGATGCAACAAAGGAATCAAGGGAGAAACATGACCGGATACGTTATCATACTCACCTACTTTGAAAAGGGCAAAATCATTCGGATGGGAAGCAAGAATAGAATCTTGCTGACGTACAGCGTGTTCAAAGTTGCGAATAGCCGTAGCGTCATTTACATCCACGGTACAAGGCATAAAGGTGGACTTTGCGTCCTTGATAGCATAAAGCCCAGTAATCACAGGCGGATACCTCCTCTAAAAATTTTCGGGGCGATGTTGATTTTCTTAGACTTAGCGGCGGTTCGGTTAAACACACGCTTGTCTTTTCGCTTAGGCATTTTCATAGCAAATTCCTCCTTAAAGATTTTAGTCGATTGGACTGTTTTTCTTCCTCAACGTCTCGCAACTCGTAAGAGTCAAGAGACGTATTAGACAATTTGGCTTCCATGGCCTGTTGGGCCAGCTTAGCACGCAGGGCTTTTAACTCTGCGGACTTTTCTGGGCATTCGACATCGAAGAGTTTGTCGTAATACCTCGGCGGCCTGAACTTTTTTCCGCCTTTCGGCGTAGAAACGTTGATATACTGTTCTTCAACGCAGTAAGGATTTTCGTCGAAATACTGGCGTGCAATTCCAGGCTTTCGGGACATGAGTGTAAACTCAGGCTCAATTTTGTGGTCTACATAAAACTTAGCTTCCTTTCCTTTCAGCTTTTTCATAACGTAGCGGGCGGTATATGCACATGATTCCCAAGTAACTTCACCAACAACTACAAAGCCATAAGGCCAACACTCTTGGAGCGAGGGACTGTTATAGTAAGTGTAGTATTCTCCACCTTCCTTAACAGTTTTATAGGGCTGTAGATCATCGAGATGCAAACCAAACAAAATAGCATGATAGTGAGGCCGGAACGTCTGAGAACCATATTCGCCGGACATGAAGAACCGAATCTTATCATTTTCGAATTTCTTCCGAATTCGTTTCATGAGAAGCTGAAAATCACGCTTCCGTAAGGTCAAAGCTGGGATAGCTTCACCAGTTTCAGGGTCAGGGTAGTAGGTACGAGGAACATAATCATCATCGTAAGTAAAAGTGCAAAACCATGCAGAATCATGATACTTAAGTTCGAGCAAACAACGATTTGCCCATTGCCTTGAGTAGTCAATGCGACATCCAATACACTGACCACAGGGCAGTGGAACAAGAGCAGAACGAGGATACTTATGGTTATGCCATTCAACATAAGTTTCACGGTCATCCGGAGTATAGCCGAGCATTTTCAACTCAGCTTTTCCGTTTTCCTTCGTACCAATCCTGACAGCGTAAATGGGATGGTAACAAGACACTCATAGCACCTCACAATTTCCAGCAAAAACATAAGCCTTTTCGTTGAATTCATCTATGAGCATGAAGCCGTGGGAATAGAGACAATGAACCTCATAGACATGACCGTGTTTCAAATTGTCATAATCTGGGCCGTAATAGCGAACCAAACGAGGACGCATAAAAAAAACACCTCCTATTGAGGTGATAATAATACTTTTGAACAAAAATATCATTTTGTTCAATCAGATTTCCGTCCACCCGACGACCTGCCAGGTTATTTTGACAAAGTGAGCTTCCCCTTTTAGGCCATTTTTT